CACCGGTCGTAAACGTAATACGCCCGAGGGTGAAGTAATCGTCCGGCTGCGTACTGATGTTGGTAACTACATGCAACGTATCGGAACCGGCGAGCACAACGTCTACATTGGTGTAATTAGCCGGCGATAATCCACACCCCGGATCAAACAGCGTGTGAATACATCCAGGAGCAAGGATGTTGGGCGGCATTTGCACGTTCAACATCTCGATATCGGAATTGACCGTGACAACAGCTGAGAAACGATCGATTGTTATCTTATTAACGCGCCCCTGGAACCACGGCGTTGCACCCGGTGTCGTGTCCTTGAAGTCGTTAAGAAACATCTTAGACCAGGTAATGCGCGCGCCGTCGAGGACGCGTTCTTTGCAGGCCTGTAGAAACGGAAATCCTCCAAGCAACACCGGGGCCACCGGCGAGTCTGCTTGCGGGGAAAACGTAATATCAACCGACTGCACCTGTAGTCCCAAACTCTGTGTCGTCGCACCGCGCGTAATAGTAAGCCCGGTTTGGTATAGTTGATTGCCAAAGGGCATTGGCAACTGTGTTGAGGTGAAGTAGTACACCTGCTTACCGCCTGCCAGCGTAATGGTGTACAGGTCTGCCCGCTTGTACTGACCCGCGTCCAGTATTTCCCTTGCTGCAACAGAGGCTTGCTTCATAGTATCACGCTATGGAATTTAAGCGCCTGTAGACTCCAGAATGTTGACATGAACTGTTCAGGTGCGCTGATATCCTCATCAAACCGACAGTTGTAATAGAATTTTCCGGTCCACGTCAGCGTATGCCCACTGGCCGGCGGCGAACCGGGAGAGGGGAAAGTGACGATGCCCGTCGGACCTACCGAATAGTTTGCGGAGCTGACGAGCACACCGTTGTCGTAGATCTGGATCGCGGGAGTGGGTTGTACGGCTTGTACGATCTCAAACCCGAATGGGCCGTCTACGTTGTTATTGCCAGCAATGAGCTGGAATGTGCGAGTAATGCCGTCACCTGTTCCAAACGGGTACGCGGTGACAGAATTAAAAGCGCTGTCCTCATACAAGAACGTATTCGTTTGTCCTTGCATTTGGTTAAACAAGCCTACAATCTTACGCAAATCGTCAATTGCCGCAGCCCGGTCCAACAACTCATAATTCAACTCCCACTCCACAATCGGGTACTGCGAGTAGGACAAGGTCGAGGTTTTGCCGGTGACCGCCTTTTGCACTGTCGTGCGCCACACGTAGCTACGCGCCCCCTCCCACGTCAACCCCTTAATGTTCTGTGGGAATACACTTGGATTACCTACCGACAAACTACCGTCAGACAACGTAAAGGTAATCGTGCTACCTACAACAAGGTTGGTACCTGCAATAGGGAATTGCGCCAAAATCGTGTTGATGAGCTGCGCCGACGGCAACGTGTTGGTAGAGATCGATAAACCGAGTGCTGCTACTTGAGGGCTAGCGACACTCAACAACTGCCCAACAAAATTCGGTAGCGCGTTCGCTACCGAGATCGTATCTACAATGTCTGTGAACGAGCCAAACGGGTCACTAATTCGAGTTACAAAACCAAAGGTTCCAAACGCACTCGTGCTGCCCGTAACATGCCCTGCGCTCGTCATGGTCAAGCCGGGAGGTAGTGCACCGGAATGGATAGCAAACGTGACTAAATCCCCATCCGGATCCACAGCCACAAGTTGAATGTCTACCGTTTGGTTGAGCGTAAAGACTGTATTAGGAAAGAACGTAGTGCCCTGGCCCCCGGCCGGCTGGGGCGGTAGATCGTTAATTGTCAGCGTGCCCTCACCCGCTAATGTGCGAGTGCCCACATAGTAGGCATCAACAGTAACTGTTTGGCGGGAACCGTCTTTGAACGCGTTGTACTCGTAGACACCGTTTTGGTCTACACGCAGGTCATAGTTACCCGGTGCAGCTTGCATGCTCGTAATAAGCACGTCGTTCGCGGAGGGCGTCGGTGTGAGGCGCGGTACGAGGGAATCAGCGCCCACAGGAACAGAGCCGACCACGCGCGTAGTCTTCCGACCGAGCAATGTGCGCCCGGCCATGCCGTGCGGCAGTGTTAGATAGCCGGTGTACAGTCCATGTAGCACAGTAACGTCCTTGTTACATGATAATTATTGTATCGCCCGAAGCGAGCGCTGCAGGTAATGCAGTTGTTGTGAAGCGCCGCCCGGCAGTTCCTGTGATATCCGTCAATATAACACCAACCCGCTTCAACATGCCCGTCGATGTCGTAACTAAAAAACCTTTGTTAGCATAAACAGGTGTGGAATCAGTCTCCGTAATATCAGAACACTCGAATTGCGTGGTTGTGGGTGTAAAGCTCGCCGCACTCACAGTCCCCGTCGTACGCCCTGCCAGCTCGAGATACAGTTTGGTTGCTGCGGGACCGTTGCCATTGATCTGCGTAACGTTAACGGGCAACACCCCGCCTGCCGCCGAAATAATCACATCGCCAATCGATTCGATGTCGACCTGTGCAGACAAGTCGATGATGAATGATTGCGGCGAGCAATTAGAACCCGAGGCTTGCACTGTTACTATCAAATAGTTGGCATTAGACGGCGTCAACGCCGTGTTCAGCAACTGCAATTCGTACATGCCAGGATGGTTTGTCATATCAACCGGACCAAACCGACACGAGGCGGCAGCCGGCGCCACGTAAGTACCAGCAGTCGCAATGGACTGGATCGCGGACCCTGTGTACGAAGTACCCGCCGCTGCGTTGTCCGCAATCACCGAAATACGCAAACCCGATGTGGCGTTGGTTAGTGTGTTGAGCGTGCCGCCTGTGGTACTGCTGTTATCCATGAGGATAAAGCGAATTACTGCATTTTGGAACGCACCGTTGATACGTGAAATAAGAGACATAATCCGTTAGCCTCCAACAAATCCGCCTGAGAAAATACCCGCCGGCAACATCATGCCACCGGTGCCTCCGCCTCCACCCGTAATGTTCATCGTGAAGAGGTTCGTATCTGCAACCGCCGTACTCACGGTGTTGTTCGTAGCTCGGAAAAAACACAGCGCGTTTGTCGCATTCGCTACCGGAGTGCCTGAGAACACGTTGCTCGAGATGCTGAGACCAGACACTGTGAGCGAATTCACAGGTAACGTATAAATCTGTGCACCACTCGAATAGGTCTGGTCGGCGGCAACAAGAATTGTGTTTGCGGTGGCATTTGTTGCCAGCACGCGCGTTGGTGTGCCGCCGGATGTAACTTTGATGTAGCCGTTAACAGTAATTGACGCAACCGACACAACGGCAATTTCACGCACCGCTGTACCGGCACTCGAAGTCGTCGTAGCCGCAGTGGCTGAACCTAACTGCTTAAGCGTCGCAGTGTAGGCGGCTGTCACCTCATCAAACAACGGCAGCGTGCCGCTCGTACCGAGGTTAATCGAGCTGATCGCTACACCTACAGTGTAGTTCTGCGTGGGGATCGTCGTACCCGTCATGAACGTTTCAATAGACGGATCGCTCGTACCGGCACCAATCGTGGCAGAGGGTGTTAGGTCGTTGCTGCCTATCTGGTCTGCAACCGGTGTTTCCGCCACACCTCCCACCGTTGCGAGCTTCCAATAACTCACCACACCTTTAATAGCGCGCGGATTGCCGCCGCCGCCAAGGTATGCCATTTCAGCATCCGACAACGCGCGAGCCCACGCGGCCATGTGTGCAGCTTGCCCGCCAATACCGAACGCGAAGTCACTCGGCCGCCCGGATACGAGCAACGCGGCCATCGCGGCGGGGGAAACAGTGGTACCGGATGTTCCCTTTACCGTACCGTTAAGGTAGGAGGCGGCGGAGGAAGTCGACGCAAACACGGCGCCATAATGCTGCCATGTGCTCGTCGTAATCGCGCTCGTGAGTGCCTGGTTAGCACCGCCCGAGGAACTGCGGTAGGCACACAGTTTGTTGGAAGCACTCGTGACATCCAGCAAAATGCCAAAGCAGTTTGTCTCACTGTTACTGCCGCCATTTAACTGGAACAAGCGCCGGCCCTGACCGCCGGCGTTGTTGGTCCACATAACGAGCGTTAGCGGTACGGCGGTAGCAGGAACCGAGCTACTTGAAAGATGTAGTGTGCCTGAAAATGTTTGTGACATGTGCTTTCCCTAGCAGTCGTATCCCTGTTTTCTACGGGCTCGTATCCCAATTGCCCGGCGGCAATTTGTTAGTCCCACCGTTATTGCTGTTGACCAAACTAATCATATCGGTGTACTTCATACAGAACCGCGTTGCGTAAACCCAGATCATCACCTGACACCCAAGCCCCGTATGCGCCGGTCGACTACCCGAGGCGGGGATTGCAATCCGAGTCATCACATCATTCCAAATAGCTTGGAAGTTGTTGTTGGTTGAAGTACCGAGCGGCGGCGGGCAGTTTGCGCCCGTACCGGCACCGATGCCAGGACCTTCCGTATTACCTATCAAAAACACCGTGTCTCGAATATCGCCCAATGTGCCTGTAAGCCCCGTAAGCACGTTGAGGAACGTCGTGTACCACGCGTTGACATTCCCATGCACACCAAACAATGGGGTATCCGGTCCACCGTACCCAAACTTAGCGGGGTAAGCGTTCTGCAACGTAGTAACAAGGGTTTGGTTTGCAGACGCATCGGCCGTGCCGGCCATGTACGAAGCCGGACACCAAATAAGTCCTTTGTAATTGGTGTTAGCCGCCATCGTAAGATGCATGTTGATAAAGCGGGTGTTGTAGTTGGTTTGGTCACAAATCGCGTGCCCATTAATATCTACAACAGCCGCAATCGACTCGTCACCCGTAGCGATTATGTCAACTCGATTATCGGTATCGAGGTCGTGTACGGCTTGCAATACCCCCGCCCACATCTCATCGAGCGCATTCCATATCGCCACGTTGTCATAATCAAGCTGTTCGCGTGCGTTGGAATTGGTCTGGAAGAACAACTTCATCCAGTTCGTCGGCATCCAAGCGGGCCAGTAGCTCGAATCGGGCATCTTCATCTTGCCGAGGTAATACGTAGATCCCACCGCTCCCCAACTGCCGGTAATCGTGACGTTGTTGCCTGAGATCGCAGTGACGGGCTTAAGCGAGCCACCCGTGTTGCACTGTAACCACCCCGAACCCACCGACGTGGTGCCGTTCGGAGTAAGGGTAGCGGTGCTACCTGCAACTGAGGCAATCGTGCCTGACTGCTGGGATGGAAACGCGCCTTGCCAGAACTTAATAGTTAAATAAATCTTCTTCGACGTTATCGCCCGCAACCGGCCGAGAATATCCGATAGGTAACTTCTGAAGTTGACAAACGTTTGCGCACCGCTCGTAAGCGTGGCGTCTGAAATAGAAACCCACGGGAATATGATAACAACACGGTTGAACAAATTAGCCGTGTTGGCAATGGTCGGAAGCGCTACATTGAGCTGCGTGGACTGATTTCCCGGCCAGGCATCGTGATTGTCGAACCAGAACCCGTGCCCCGGATGAATTTTCGTACCGTTACCCCCGCCGCCGCTCGCCGGTTGTTTCGGTACGATGGGTAAATTGGGGCTAAGATCGGATACGTTGTTATTCGCATCGATCGCGCGCAATTGCACGTTTACAGCGGAAGCGGACACGGCCGTAAATGTCGTATTGTAGGATTGTTTTGTGGTCGTTATGCCCACTTCCTCAATATTGGCACTAACAGCATTGCCAGCAGAAGTAGAGGTGAGGAATAATCCGACATTTACCGTCGCGTTCATCGTAACGACTTGCGTCGTGATCGACGTGCTACCATTCTCAGTTAACGAGTAGGAGATAGTCAGCGTCTTATTATCCGCTGCACGAATGATCTTAACGTAAACGGGACCTACGATAGGCTGACCGTTCGAATCATTGACAACCGTAACAGGCGTAGTGGTCGCAGTCCCCGCCGTAACGCGTGTGATGACTTTTAAGCCCACTGTGCCGTCCGATGGACCCATGCCCACCGCACACAATCGCCCGCCCGCTACGGCTGTCTCATGGATGATGATGCCCGCCAGCGCATTCGTAGCTCCGCCCGCCGTGTAGTTGTCAATCTGCGCAACGAGCTGAAATGCTCCCGTAAACTGCCCGAAGTTGAGGAACAATATTTGTTCGCTTGTCGTGGCTGTAATGCCTGTGCCGGCGCACGACAGCTGCCACACCTTGCCGTTTTGGTTGTATCCGGGAACTGCCGGGCTCGTAATGTTGCCAATGTTCACGCCCGTCGGACCGCCGAGCGGGTTTGATACCGTAACGATAGGACTCGGGGGTGCAACGACGTTACCGCCTACGAGCACATCGACGTGTGCGCTGCCCGACGGGGAAGCGCCGGGCGGTGCAATGTCACACGGTGCATCAAATGTTAAATTGATACTGTAATCCGCTGTGCCTTGCGAAGCCACAATAGTAGTTGGCGTCGTAGGCGCAACTGTATCAGTTACAGGCCCCGTATTAACAACGTTGAAGCTAAGAAGCGGCGACAACTTAGCCGTAACACCATTCGTTACTGCAACGAGCTGAAAACTACCCGCAACGGGTAACGTGCAACTGTTTGTCAGCTTGTAGGGATCTACACTCGTGCCGCTACCGCTGATTGCAAAACCGGACGGGCGCGGCAAATCGCCCGTCGCATGTGCAAAGCCAAATTCAAGCGTGGTGGGTGCGACTGTAGGTAAGTCGATGTACGGCGTAAGATCAATGGAAACGGGCACGCCCACTTGCAACGCGCCGAGCTGTACGTTTAAGTTGGTGCTCGTCGTCCCGTCCCACGTTACAAACTGATCGGAATTATCTGCACCGGTAAGGAAATCGCTCCGTATATAGCCTGTGGGAGTAAGTACAATGGTTTCATTCTGCAGTCCAAAGCTCACAGCAGTATGCTCCCTATAACAATAGGTTGATCCACCGACCACCAGTTATTCATAAACTGGCTAATAGGCAGCTTATCTTGTGTAAAACGACAGCGGTAAAAGAAACCACCCGTCCACGTTATCGCGGCATTGTTGGCAGGAGCTGAAGCAAACGTGATAATGCCCGAAGGACCCACGCTCGCTGAAGTAATCACACCATTGACTTTGAATACAGGCGTGCCGTTAAAATTCTGAATAATGTCGGCCCGGCCCGGCCCGCCCGCATTATGGAAGTTGGCAATTGTTTGAAAGTCCTTGTTGCTCCCGTCGCCCACTCCCATCGGCTCGTCTACCACGGTGTTGAACGTAGGATCATTGTAGAGAAAGGAATCAAACTGGCCGCCATGTTGGTTAAAAAACCCGGTAATTTCCTTGTAGTCGGAGGGTGTTTGGTCGTCGCGTAATAAATCGTAGGTAAACTCCCACTCGTACAATGCGTATTGCTGCAATGAAAGCGTAGCCGTTTTCGTCGACAAGGCGTTGGCGACCAACGTATTCCATTTCACACGCCGCACAACGGGGAATTCCAACCCCCGCAATACCGGGTAAGCTAAATTACTCACCTACGGCTCCCAAACTTGTTGCGATTGTTGGCTTCTTGTATGAGCCCTACGAGATCACCGCGCTTCACAAGTAAATGGTCGTCACTTACCGCTTGCGCGTTAATCGAGAAACCGCCCCGACTGCGCGGCTGTCGCCCGTTTGGATTATTGTCGCCGCCTGAGGAATAGCTGTTAACGAGGTTTGTGAGTCCCTCATTAAAGCGCGCAGGAAGAATCTTCTCGTCCTTGTGCACTTCTGCAATCATATCGTGCGGCACTTCGTAACCGCCGGCAGCGGAGGCGAGTGCTGCGTAACTCAACGCCTCCGCATATGTCGCCGCCCCCACTTCAGGCGCCAACGCCCAACCGTAAATCGGAATAGCAGCCACAGAACCCATGGCCGCCGTCGCGGCTACGGCGGCATTAGAAGCGGCGGATGCGGAAGCCGTCGTATCCTGCACAGCTGCCACGATGATGTATTGTGCAATCGCTTTCACCGCCCACTCTACAAACATCTCGATCAATGCATCGATAACCGCGCGCAAAATATTGCGCATGCCGTCGGCAAACGTCATCGTGCCCTCTATCATGCCAGACAATGACGACGACAACGAGGAACGCAGCGCGTTCGTTAACGTACTCCATTCTTGCTCAATTCGTTTAGCCAACTCCTGGCGCGAACGCAACACAGATTGTTTGTAGTTGTTCTCAGCTTTTATGGCCGCCTGAGCTGCCGCGTTCTGTGCCTTTAAATCATCGCCCGCAAGTGCCTTAAGCGCAGCCGCGTTGCGTTTTTCGGCCGCGAGCTTCTCATTAGCCAGCGCGATTTCTTGGGAGTAGGCTTCGCGCGCTGACAGTTCCTGCGCGGCGTAGGCGGATTTAACAGCTACCGTCTCAAGACTCAAATCGTTGAGGCGTTGTTCGAGTTGGTTTTTGGAACTCTCTTCCAACAACCCCGTTGCCTCATCGATATCGTCAACCGCGCTTTGTAACTCGCGTTTCTCTTCGGTAGTAAAGTCGATATCCGACTGCAATCGACCGTTGTTGACTTGTTGCTGAATATTCAGCATCTGGTCTTCGGTCGACTCAAAGAAACGCTTACGTTCCTCTTGTAACTCGCGCTCCGCTGCCAGCACCTGTGTATTTGCCGCCCGGACCGCCGCTACGTTTCCTGTGTAGGTCGCTGCCACATCCGTTGCATATTTACGCAACGCAGACAGCCGCGCCTCGGTGCCCGCTTTAAACTCCGCAAGCCCCGCCGCCTCACTCGCCAACTCCTGCGCTGACAGTGCCTTTCGTACTGCACCGCCTTTCTCATCGGCCACTTCCTTTAATGCTTCAGCCGCTTCGTGTTGGGCGGCAGACACTACTTCGCGCGATGCATCAGCCGCAGCGGCGCGCTCCTTGTCTGTCATCGCAGCTTGGCGACGATCCGCATCACGCCCAGCCGCTGCTTCTTTAGCGGATTCCTCCGCTGCCAACTGCGCCGCAAAACCGGTATCAGTTTTACCGCTACCCTCACCCCCACCACCTACACCTGCTTTCTTATCCGCTTGCGCTTCATCCTCATGCACGAGGTGCGAGAGATCTAACTCACCCAAATCCTTTCTAAAGTCGTTAAGCCCCCGCAAACCCTGACCAATAAAAACTAACGTTTTTTCCCAAAAGTTAGTCATCTGCGTTTCGAGGCGCTCATACTCGGCGTGCATTTTCTTAAGGTCTGTGATCTGCTCCTCTGTCAGACCATTAACCGCGCGCATCTTCTCACTAACACCCGCTGCGGAACCATCAAACTCCTTAAACACCTCCGCTGCGAGCGCGCCACGAATACCGAAGACTTCGAGGATGGCATTGGTTTCCTCGGTGGAAGTTCCCGCCTCCTCCATGCCCGATGGATGGTTTCGAGCGCTTCAGCGGTCCCGAAGGAACCGTTTGTGATCTGCTCGTTTGTGATACCGAGCAAATGCAACTTGTCTTGTGCTTCCGCTGCGCCGTTGCGTGCTTGCTGCAACATCAACACGAGCCGGTCGACTGCCCGATCAACTACGCCCATCGACACGCCCGTTTCCTCAGCCGCTGCCGACAGCGCTTGGTACTGGTCAGTCGTTATGCGCGCGATGCTGGCCATATCTTCCATATGGTCAGCACGTTCTGTTAATTCTCCTATCTTCTCAACCAACCGCTCAACGTACTCGTAGATAAACGCAAAGCCGGTTATTTCCTTCAACTCGTCAAAGTCGCGCTTAATCCCCTCCAGCGTCTCGCCGATGTTGACGCCTTCCTCGTGTATGTGCTCAGCCGCTTCGTGTACTTCCTCCGCCACGTGCTGCTGCGACTCGGCCACTTTTTCAGAGGCCGCCGTCGCGCCTTCAATCATCTTCGAGAACGCTTCGTCGGAGCTATCCTTTACCTCGCCAAGCGCACTGTTGATCCCGCTAAAGTCGGCGGTCCAGTTAGTTTGGATATTATCGTCTGCTGCCATGTTAGATAGACACCGGTTTGCTTCTTACATCGCACCCGCCCAATAAGCTCGACAGCTCATTGAACTCCGAGGCGGTAAATTCCGGCACTTGTTCACGCGGACCGCGCGCCGGCTCATACTTGCCTCTCTTATTGCGCCCTCCAACACCCAGCACAAACGCTTCCACCATTAAGTGCAGCGGCGGATGCTCGCGCCAAAATTCAACCATCGACCAAAACCGGGGGAAAGTCATTTTATCCACTTCCTCCCACGTCCAGTTAGTCGCCGCAATGACCGTGTTGTAGTAATAGCCCCAATCTAGGGGCTCGTAGGGCGCGATTCATCTCCCTCCTTTTTGCGCAATCCATTGGCTGCCGTGAGGGCTTCGAAACAGCGCTTGATGTTGCGTGTATCGAGCGCGTCCATAAACTGGTCAAGTGTGATTGAGGCATCAGCGCGCGAAACACTGGCGTGCAACAACTTGCCGAGCGCCTCTTGCCACTCGGGGGAGCCGGGATTTGTACCCCCAAACACAAGATCCCACTCTTTGCGCAAGCGGCGCATCGCGCCCCAACTGATCGGATAGAACACAAACTTGTGTCCAAAGCCGAGATTCGCCTCGACACCCTCGTCGAGGAACGTATTTTGTTGTTGTGTATCCATCTAACCGCCCCTGAGAGGGCCTCCTAAGTTTAGAACTGCGACAAAGACAACTTCCCAAGGTTGTTGGCCGCGTTCGTGAAGCACGAGAAATCAAACTCCGGGATCGACCAATCTGTGTTCTTAAAGTCAAGCGCCAGCTTGTCGCTGATGCACTGGTACAATTCGAGCGTCAGTTGGTTGCCGTTAAACGTGTTGTTCAACACCAACTTGAAGATTGGCGCCGTACCCATGAGCTGGTTCGCGAGCAATGCGCTATAGCCGCCGGTCGCGGTCGTGTAGGTATAGGAAATGAGCACGACCTGCCCGGTGTCCACCGAGGCAAACGTGTAGACACCCGTCGAGGCGTTCACGGAGTACTGCCCAGTGATAGGGCCGCTCGCGACACGCTGCAACACGACACCGGTGGCGGAGTTGACTACGCCACCATCATCCAAAAATACACCGCTACCGGGCGGCGCGATCGTAACCTGGAATGGCGTCGTGGGAATCGGGTGCGATTCCGACACCGCCATGTTGGAGACACCGGCCACCGGAGTAACACCAAAATAGATCTGGTTGAAGAAGTTAGCCGAGAAGCTCGCCGCCTTTGCCTTGCCGGAGACCTTCGCCGGACCACGACCGACCGCCACCGGGTATTGGTATTGTCCGGTCAGCTCTTTGTTGGTCGTGCTGAAGTCAACCGAGATGTCCTGCAGCGTTCCGAACTGCTGCGGCGTGCCACCACTGGAGGGCAACGCGAGGACCGTGCCTGCTCCAAATACAAACTGTCCCATACATCACCATCCTTGGTTAATCAAACTCACTGTGGAGATTGGATCTCCACAGGCATCCTTGCAATCGCCTGGCTTTGCGACAAGAAACCTAGCGAGATTTCCGCCGGACCGCTCAACGAGCAGTAGTTAACCAGACCGCCTAGCGTGTTCTTTAAACCGATACACGGATTCACGCCGCCGTTAGGACCACCGGGGCCAATCATGTATTCGACCCCATCCATTATCACGGCAAGATCGCGTCCGCCCTGTTCCAACGAATCCGTCCACCGCACGTACACGTACAAGTCAACGGACAACGTGTAGAGTACAGGAAAACCGAGCTTGTAGACCGCATTTTCGCGCATCGGTACAACATAAATTGCCGGCTGTTGGTGCGCCGTAACCCAATCTACGAATCCGCGACTAACAACCTGTACATTGTAGGGCGGTTTGTTGACCAGTTCCGCGAGCTGCGCAGTCAACGCGGTATAGATCGCATCACGACGCACCAATAACCTCCCGCGTCGCTGCGCGCAGTTTCGATTCCACAGCAGCTTTGTTCTCATCCGCTGAGGTGCGCAGGAAGGAACGCTGCGGGAATGTAGCTTGGTGTGGACGCACAGCCACAAGTGTTGGTATCATCGGACGACCAAACGCCATTGTTTGCGTCCGGAAGTGGCCGGGAATGTTGAATACGCCGCCGAACTCGTGCACGCCCGCATAAGGTATTCCCTTAACACCCACTTGTCCTACAATCTGCTCGTCGGTCTCGGACACAATCTGCCCGGTTACGGCGCGAGAAAGTGCACCCGTACGGTGGTTGAGTACCTGCCCTTGCAACTTGTTGAGGCGCACGTATTCAGAAACGCGCCGCATCTCACCCTCAAGCGCCGCACGCACGTGCTCTTTCATCGCGCCGTAGATGTTAGGACCGCGAGCCAGTGCCTCCTCACGCCCAATCAATGTAAACGTAACATCGCCGGCCGTAATGATTTGTTCTGAAGCCACGGCTACAGCGCCCAGCCCGCTTGATCTTTATAAGGCTGCAACATAGCGAGCGTACGGTTACTCATGCCCCAATTTAAGTCGCCTGTGTCAAACGTCGTCGTTTCGCCCGCGAGGGCGTTGGATTTGAGCAGTAAATTGTTGGACGAGCGCATCACTTCCATTACGTACTGGCAACAGGCCTGCGCCAACCCGCCTGGCACATTATCAACACCGTTGTAGCCTGCCGTGTAGGCAATCGACAGCGCGCCGGGGTTCATCGTTTGCACACCAAAGAACTTAATCGCACGCGGCTCCAAGGTGTCTTCCACCCACGCACCCCAATTACCACCCATAACTTGGTCGGGTGTTATGATCGGGATACTATTGCCGCTACCGGTGCTGATTGAGGTGATCGATACAATCGGGTAATTGCGTAGCACGAGCGTCCACATGCGGTCTTGGAAAAAGCGCCGGGCCGCGCCGCCGGTGAAACGCAGTTCAGAAAACGGCAGAACTTCGCCTAAATTCGCACGCGAGCAATGTCGGCCGATGAGTTCGCTGCATCGACCGATGAGGACTTGAATCTGCTTATCGTCAGCGGTGGCTTTGTTGTTTCCGGCGTAGGCCCACGCCTTTACAGCGTCCACCGTTGTGAGCGGTGCATACACACGTTACTCGTTATTAGAGCCCGCTGTAGCCAACCGCACCCGGCCCCCAGCCGATGTACCGGCCGGCGCCGAAGTCTGCACGTTGGCAAGCTGCGCGCGTGCGGCATCGTTGAGCCGCTCCTGCTGTGCCTTGCGCGCCGCTTCGAGGTTCTTGCGCTTCGTCCCAAGGTCATTTTCCGCCGCTTCGAGCTGCTGGTGCAGTGCGTTCACCGCGCCCTCTTGCTGGTCGACTTCATCCTCGAGGTCCTGCAAGCTCGGCGCGCGGGTAGCGCCGTGCGAATCACGCAGCATGCTGAAATGCTGATCGGGAATGAGGAAACAGCCTTCCGCGTCCGGATTGTAAGTAACACCCTCGAGAGAAATTTGGTTATGCCCCTTAGGCATCCGAATTCGTGTTGACATCTTGTTGGTCCTACTTTTGGCGATAGCAAAACTAAAAAGAGGGCGGAAGGGTACTAGCTATCGCCAGAAAACTAGAACTCGCCTTCCGCCCAACTCTCAGGGGACCACCCCTACTCCCACTCGCAGACAGCTATTAGCCGTCACCGATGCCAGCCAGGATTCCGAAGGCCGGCGGGAAGTAGTTCTGCAGAACCGTGTGCAGGTACACGCCGTACTCGTACCGACGAGTGCGCAGGGGCCACTCGATTTGGTAGTAGTCGCGCAACACACGATACTGCAGGACATTGTTGACGTTGCTCAGCGGGTACGGCAACACGTCAGTGTAGAACAGGATCAAACCCGGCGGTACGTTCGGGTGCAAGTGGATTGGAATGTCCTTCGCGCCCGACATGCTGTACTTGTTCATGTAGGACTTGACCATGTAGCCGCCGGCCACCACGCCCTGCTGCGTGTCGAACACGAAGCGTGCGTTGCTGCTGCCGCTATTCGGGCCAACGAGGACCTTGCTCGAGATGTTTTTCTGCTCCTGTGAGCTGACGTACATGTCGGTTGGTGACAACCGGTAGGTATCCCAGAACCACTTAAGGATGCGGTCGATCTCGACGATGCCGCCGAGGCCGTCTGCCGTGAGGAACGAACCAACGTACACGCCGGTCGTACCCGAAACGGCCGAAGTCGGCATCTGTGTCCACGGGCCGGGGCTCGTAGGCGTGCCGAGGATGGTGACGTTCGGCTGGTAGGTCGCCAGCGCGCACATCGAGAACAGGCCGTCGAACGCGTTCGAGTTCTGCGAGAAGTCGACCGCGTTGGCAACCGCGCCGCCGTAGCCGGGGATACTGTTGACAGTCTGCGTGCCGCCGTTCGCCGTCGCAAGCGCGGTGATGCTGTAGTACGGCACTGTCGTGATCGCACCGAGCACCTCAACACCGGCACCGGCCGTCACCGCCCAGAACCACGCATACGCAACCGCACCCGGCACGGCCGTTACGGAGGCGTTGATGATGCCGGTCGCAGTCGCAGCGAGCGTTGCCGCCGCCGAAACTTTCGCACAACCTGCGTTGTAGGTCTGGTTTGGTGTACCGTCGGCCGTGGTGAAAGTGATCTGCCCCGGCACACCCCCGGCTACCGTCGAGCGGCGGTAGCCGTCGAGCGTCAACGCCATGCAGCGCACGCTGTAAGATGTCGTGGAAACCAACCCTCCGACGGGAGTAGCCGCCGCTGCCACCGCGAGAGACGGTGTTGGGGTAATGGTAGCAAGGGCTGCTGTTCCGAGACCGCCCAGTGTGAGGATTTCCTCTTCGATCATCACCGACCACAACAGGTTGCGCACCGACAACGCCTTGAGGTCGTCGAAGCCCTGCGCAGCGAGGTCGGCGCCGAAGGTCACGTAATCCTCGAGGCCGAGCTGCTTGTAGGCCGCGATGAAGTCGCGGGTCGTGGTCTGCGTGAACGCATTCCGGATACCGTCGGCAATCGCTCCACCAATCATGTTGGAGTTGATGCCGGTGATACCGCGCCAGTTGGCCTGAATACCACCCTTACCCGAGGTGCGCGGGATCTTGTTGCGCAACGGAGTAATGACCGGAACGAGCGTTTTCGCACCCAGCTCCAAGTCGTAGTAGTTGATGCCTGTGGTCGCCCCACTCGGCATGTTCCAGAAACCGGTCGTGTCCTTCCGCAGGGCATCGGGGTTATTTACCGCGTAGTCCTGCAGTTGGGAAAACAACTCTGCAATCTTGTCCATGTGTCTTCCTTGACTTCCTAACGTATGGGAGGCGAAAGTGCCTCCCGGTCCTTTCGGCCTACGCGGGCCTTATTTCGCTACCAAACCAAGCGCGGCGAGTTCGCCGTTCGGCACAAACACGCGCTTGGCATGAATGGCCTTAATAACAGTGCACGTATCGTTGTCCTCCGGCTTGCCGTCGGGGCGGTTGTTACGGAAACGACCGTCCTCGTCCGCAGCGTGCCGGGTGACACCCTTTTTCAACTCGTCGATCTGTCCGATGACCGACGTCACCTTCTGTACGTCGCCGCCCTTTCCAACAGTCATCAACGCAGGAGCAACACGAGGAATCACGGGAACCTCCGGAGCAGCAGCGGGAACGACAGCAGTCGGTTGCGGACCAACAGCCTTCGAAACGGCTTCGTTGATCATCGCCACCAACTCGCCCTTCGTCAATTCGATCTTTTCGGACTTGCCGAACATCTCACGAGCCTTTGACTTCGCAGCCTTTGTCTCGTCGTCGTCACCGTCCATATCGTCGTACCACGCCGGCTTGGCTTTCGCCTTCACCGCGCCCACAGCGGACGGGTTCGGTGCCTCCGCGTTGTTCGTAGCGTTCGTGGACTCAGCCGGCATCGAGGGCGACGTTACTGACGCACCGCGCTTGTTGCCTTCCGAGGAAATCGCGTCCTTCTGTACCTGCGACATAACATCACCATCCTTTGGTGTAGTGTCGGTTTTCACAACCGATCCAGCGGGCAAGGCAACGGCCTTACCATCCATTTGATTCGTAGCACACTGCGCGCCGAGCTTGCTCAACGTGTCGTGCGCCGTTTGCAACAGTGCAAGGTCATCAGCGCTATTACGCGCGCCGCGCTTAGCGAGTGCAGTTTCGATGCCCTGGAGCGACTTCACGAGCGCATCCTGGGGCGACAGATCAACGGTAGCGGGTGCAGCGGGCACCTCGTACGCGTCAAACTTCGTGAGCAAACTGCTCGCAGCGGTTTTGATCGATTCCTGCGTGCTGCTTTGTGCGAGTGTCGTAAGGGTCTTCACGACCGGCAACAGCGTCTCGGCGTTGTACTCGCCTTTCAGCTCGAATTCCGGCACAGCGGAAATATCTTCAAACACGCGCTGTTGGTGCTTGGCGAGGAATCCAAGCATCGTAGCGTCATCCATGACGGCCACTTTGTCCATTACCACTCCTTAGTGCAACACGTGTCCGTGTGTTGCGGGGACCTGCATCTTAACAGTTTTTCCACTGTTCCACTGCATGTGCGCTTGGGCCGCGTTGATGTGGTGCGCGGCCAGTTCCTTGTTGTCGAGTTCCAACTGTTCCTTCGCGGCGGCAGCGTGCGCGGCAGCGGCGTTGAAATGTTCCTCGACATCATTCGTTGAAATCGCTTGGTGGCTCGAGGCAATCGCGGCACCGGTCGCTGTCATCGCACCCGCACCCTTATCCGGCGCAGCCGCCTTGGATACATCGTCGGGCGAGCTACCGCCTCCGATACCACTGCCACCTGCTATTTTCATGTACTGGCGGTGGAAGCTCGCAGCCTCCGTGTGGGCCTCGATCGCTGACTTTGCGTGCGTGTCGTTTTCATCCGGTGTGCCGTGCAACGTCGCAGCAGCCGTGTGTTTGATCCACGCGGTTTTGTGCGCCTCGGGAGTCCCGGATTCAATTGCCTTCTGTGTCGCTTGCTGCGCTTCGGTCGCAGCATTGACGCTGCCCGAAGTCGTCTTGCGAGCAAACGCGAACGCGCGCCCAGCAGCTGCGAGCGCTGCAGCGGACCTTTCACTACCGGCGTGACCTGCGTTGTTGAATCGACCTTGCTCGCCACGCGGCAGCACTTCCTTTTTCAACTCAACACGCTTAATGCCGTGTTTAACCAGTAGGTCAAGGCCTGCTGTTTTTCCGCCATCCGTGGCGGTCCCTTCCATGGGCAGCATGAGCGATGGTGCAAAGGGCACCTCTATGTCGCTCCCGTCGGCCTTGTGAACGGTAAAAAACTTCGCAGCCGGCACACACGGTCGGTCGACAATGGAGATCTCGGCGGGGTCTGCGGTGTAGCGCTGGACCATTTTGCCGTTTACAACATCAGGCCACTTCTTCGTGTACTTGCCGCCGATGCTGAAACCGGAGTAGGTTCCAGAGGTAACTTTCTTCCACTCCTGATCGTCGGTGATGTGCGCTGTAACATCGATCGCTTTTTCATGATCGAGGAACTGGATGTCTTTGAGAATACCGGCGGCAACGCTTCCATGCATCGCGCGAACGTTCCCTAAGCTCTTACCGCCGGTATCCGAGAACACCGAAGCCGACCACTGTTGGAAATTAGGCTTGCTCGTTACGTAATCGAACACTTCCCGGTCGCGATCTACCATCTCCTGCGTAGCCCGACCGGTCACGGTGCGGGTTACCTCGTCCACTTTCGTGATGCGAGCGAAGATAGGTTGAATGATTTCCACTAACGCCCCATTTATCTACTGCGTCCGGCAGTGTTAGATTAGGCAGTCCGTTACCTGATGGAGCGGCAGTATAGATGGAGTTTCGAAAAAACAATACAGGTTTATGTAATTTTCGTGTAGTAATCCACTTACAACACGCTAGGGCTTTTGCGCATTACGTTTGGTAGCGTTGTCCAATGCGTCGAGAAATGCTTCAGCGAGCGATATCTCGGGCTCCACATAATCAGCAACCCACTCATCGTCGTGTATCAAACCGGATTTAACCGCTTGTTGGTATACGGGCAGCGTACGAAAATGATCGAGCTGCTTGAGTGGCACTAACGCAAAAAACTCGCGCGACTTATAAGGCGGCAAGTCCCATGTGTGCTTTACCCAATCTGCGTTCTCAACAGAATTGTCCAACTCAACTACATCTACCATCTCAATAACCGCCCTTGTACTTCGCGTTCTCTTCCAACTTCGCTTGTATGTAAGCACTCACATTACGCGCTGGTGTCTTATAGGAGCCGTGTGCATTAACTTCTAGAGCGTCTGTTGACAACTCAACCGCTTTCATATCTCTGTGCGCCAATACGACTACTTCGTGCTCATTCGAGCAACCGTAGCCAGTACGGTAACTACCAATTACTTGCGAAGCGGGCACACGCGTAATATACACATTGCCACTCCCTCCAAAGCCACTAGCAACACTTAAGCTCGTCGAGAACGAGCTCATTGGTTGCAACTTAACATTCCGGATGGACACCGCAGCTGCAGGGTCAATGTGCATGCCGCGCGCAACATACAATTCCGTAATGCCGCGCGAGGCCAACCACGATTGCGTGTTGCGATACATACCGGCCACAAATTCTTTTAAACCCTCGTGCATTACAGTTGCAGGCACTTTATCTTTATAGTCATTGAGGTAAGTGCCCGACACGGCTGATGCAGCATGCGTCATCAACGTTTCTGTAGATCCGTGCGATTGCAACGAGCCTAGCGCCGAAGTTGCAATCTCATTATCTTTCATACCAAACACTTCTTTCGCCGCTAATTGCATAGCAACGGAAAGATCGTTGCTATCACCGGACGACGCAGCCCATGTTTGTACTAACTTAGCCTCAAGTGAATAGCCACCGCTCGAATCACTTTTAGCGTAAGCCTCTTTGAGCGCTTGGAAATTGGGACTGTCCTTTAATTCCCCCGCCAACTGTTTTTCAACCGATATCTTGTTACCTTTTGCATCCAAACTGTCCTTAGACAGCGCATTGTGTAGTTTCTCAAGACCTTCCGAGAAGGCGGATTTGCCCGACAACACATCCTTCGTATCAGCAGCAAACTCGTGCACACCAATCGGTGCTACCCCCACCGCTGTGTCAGTGGGGATGCCTCGCGAGGATTCGGCACTTGGTTTACCAACACCTTCGCCTAAATGCGCGCTCGAAGTTACTTCGCTCGAGGAAATAGGTTTACCCGATGAATACAACGTGCCGGCCTTTTCCGCAGCCGTATCATTCTTCCACTGCGCGTAAGCAGCGGCGTTAGACATGCCCTTATTCAAATTCGCAACAAGGTTCTTATCCGCCTGGAACACTTGTTGTTCTTTGGGTGTTGATTTATCCCCGTGCGCTGCGTACTGCCACTCCGCCATCGCTTGCGCTTTGGTGTCTTTAAATGCCTTTATATCCGCTTCGGTGCCCGCCGACATATTCAAAGTAACCAACGCCACGTTTAATTTCGCAGCGTACACCTTGTCGTGCTCGGCGTTGGAGGAGGGTTGTACGAGGTGCGGTAGGTCCTCATACCCGGTCACAGGCTTAGCGGCTGCTTCAGGTTTTGCAGCCGGCACATCCTCTTTTGCACCCGCAACATGGCCAACACTTGTAGTGATAGGTTTCGCAGCACCCGCCGTACTCTTAACCTGATACGAGCCGTCCGGATTTTTCGTAATCTCGAGCTTCCCATACTTACCTGCGTACTTGTCAGATTTGAGGTCTGAAAGCGCGGTTTTGAGGTTCGAGAGACTCGCGCCGGTTGCGTGCTGCAATTCGTCGAGTGTGAAGCTATGTCCTGAGGACAATAGCTCGTGCACACCACCCTTAGCACCTGCAACAGTCGTGGCAGTGGGTTTTGGCCCCTTATCGCTACCTTTGTCCTTCTCCCCGCCACCCGTGCCATCCGTGTACTGGTTGCCGTGGAACGGATGCCCATCCACGTCGCCTTTCATAACATGCGTCGACAAATAAACCGGCTGCGAGATATCCCCGCGCATCCACTCAATAAACGCACCCCACGACAGCGACGATACAGGACCTAACTTCCAGCCAGCTTGGTAACTGCCAAGGTATGCTTGTACAGCCGCTTCTTTCGAATCGTACCCTAACAGGACCTTATGCTCATCAAATGTACCATCGAGTTTGAACTGGTCTACTATGTAGACAGTGCCAGCCCACTCGTGGTCGGTGCCCGGTCGCACGAAAACATCCAGATGATCTCCATCCGCTCCTGTTGTCCGATTGAAATAGCCGTAATGCGCTTGTATCTCAGTCCAACCCGGCTTGCGCGGGGTCCCCGCCGGATTTTCGATCGCGATTGGCAGCCCACCGACGACGATGTGCCCCATCTTGTAGTTACCTGCGCGACGCTGCGCGCTAGTTGGTTCGGGGTGCGCGTTACGTGGCGACAGTGCAGCCTCATGGGCTTTATCATCTATCGGGTATTTGGTCAGCCCCGAAAGCGCTTTCGCTGCTGACGTTGGTGACTCGGGATCGTCTGCCAGCTCCTCGTCGTCGCCGGCTTCATGTCCTTCGCCATAATCGCTTCCAGTCGGGTTGATTCGAGGAAGTGTCTCGCTCTGGTCACGCTCGATTCCATCGGGGTCACGACGTGCACGGAGACGTTCCAACCGTGCGAAGATATCGCGTACCGCCTTGTGTAGTTCGCCGGAGGAAGGCTTACCAACAGCGCACCTGTCGCATTGGCTAAGACCGGCAGCCTTATCAACGGCCCCGCCGTCGTCTCCCTCATCGGGGCCGGCGCCGTCGTCCCCACCGTCATCGTCATCTTCCTCGTCTCCACCGGCTAAGTTAGATACCCAGTCGCACCAGCAATTTGGGTGGCCGGGTGGATAGTCGTAATCGTCGTCGTCGACAAAGTTATCATCTATATCAACCCAACCCGCTTCTGCTGCTTCCGAGCAGTAACAATCCTCATCCGGATCATGGTCCGCCGACAGTAACCATTTCTTTTTGGTCGCACCGCCGGCTTTCATCGGCTCCACGCGCCCGTAACTGTGTGCGAATGCCAACTCTGTGTGCGCAATCATATCTGCACGTTGCGGGCTGAAAGCGTAGTTGGCTTGTAACTCCGCTGAGAATTCCTGCTTGCTCCATCCCTCCGTAAGCGCGTCCTCAATCGTACCGCGTACTTTGTCGCGAGTGGCTTCAGAGAGCTGCGTAATCAATTCCCCGCCCCGCTCCTCCGCGTACGCAACTGCGTCCTTATCGAGCACCTCAAGGATGTCTTTAGGATCTTGTGAGAAGGTCGTGATACGCTGCACTTCGGTGTAACCCGCTTTCTTAAAAGCTTCGATTACATCGGGTGTCAACACACCCTCCACGAGCGCAAAGTCCTCATCAGCAATAGCAGCTAGAATCTCCGCAACTTGCGAAGCGGGCACAACCGTGCCCATTTGCGTGACAATAGAACCGTCGGGCTGCAAACCGGGAGTGGGCGTACTGTCATCGTCGCCCTCAGCCTTACCTAACTTTGGATGCGGTCCTGCACCCGCGAGCGCTGCGCGCACGAGTGGAAACAGCTTGTCCGTCAAACGCTCGCCGAGCGCTGTGAGCTCGCGGTTAAGGTTCTGTTTTGTAGACGGCGCGGCCAAGAGCACCGCGCGCTTTAGTGGTGTTGTACCAATTCGTCGCCTTCTTGTAGCGAAAGGGGCCAGCCTTCCTCAGGCCGCCTCCTTTATCGTGTTTGGTTGGTGACAACGGCTCCGCCGGCCGGTGGGTGGTAACATCGACGTTACCGAGATCTGGTTCACGCTCCTGGTCCGCTTTCGCGTTGCCGAGCGACTCGCGTGGCAGCAGCTTGGCGGGCTTGGACTTGGGCGCCGGCCCAATCGGCTCACCCGTTTCCGGATGTGTGGCTTGCGGCGGCCCGTGATCCATTGGTGCAGGCGTCGGAGGCGGCGCTTGCAAGTTAGGTGCGGTGCCGTCGACATACATCGACACCGGGATGGGACCTGAGGCAAGGAAGATCATCGGCGCCACACCAAGCGGCTTAAGGCCGTCGCGCTGGCGGATCTCATCGATACCAATAACACCCTTCGACAACTTTAGATCGTCGATTTGGGCCTGGGTATGGGGATCGTTTTCCTCCTCCATATCCCATCTAAACTCGATGCCATCCAACTTCATCGTTTGCGCAAGGACGAAGTCCATGATGTCTTTCATAAACATCAAGGTGGGCGCCAAGCCCTCATCCCGCGCCGTATCCTCTGCGGATTCGGCCGTGGCCCTATTTACTTGCGCAATAAAGGGTGTTGGGGCGATGCCGAAAAGGAAACAGAGGATACGCGCGATCCATTCGTCGAAGGGCGTTTTTAACAACGCCTCCTCAGACGTAAACTCCTTCATGTTCTTCGCCGCTTCGCCGGGCACAAACCAAATCTTGCGCCGTGCTCCGGTATCGCCCGCGAGGATGCTGTCGAAGGTTTCTTGAAACTGTTTGATTGTTTGTGCAGGCCACGTTTCAGGCACGCCCACAAGCGCTGCCGGCACGTTGCCGTCAGTGAAAAACTGCAGTTGGCTTGTTTCACGACGCAGACCAATCTGTATCGTCACGAGTGCCTGTTCCACTTTACCGAGCCCATACACACGATCGCTCGCTGGATTCGAGATAAAGTACAGCAACTCGTCTTTGAGGAAATCCGCTGTTGGAATGCCGTGCAGGACTTGCTGGTAGGCGGGGAACGGGGGCTCTGGCGTACGGCCTGACTCGTCAATCACGAGTTTGATCGTAGCGGGGTCAATGCGCTCGAGGCGCAACAGCTGCTTACCCTCATACACCGGCCACACCGCGATGGCATCGAGGACCAACATGTCCTCAATCAACGACCGCAGCCACACATTCCAGCTCATGCGCCCGTCGGGATAGCGGAGGAACTTCTGCGCCGCCGCACAACGCTGTGCCAGTGCATCCGCGAGCGCCGTGTCTTTCTTCGCCGCTTGTGCAGCCGCATCGGTTGGTGTAATCGACCAGCCGAAGGTTACAATTTGATCTTTGCGCTTCTCGATAAGCAGGCGAAGGATGTCGTAGTACTTCGCAAAGTTGCGCAGCGTTTGAAAATCGATGCCTGAGTCGCGGCGCGGGCGCGTCGCAATGTTATAGCCGGTAAGATAGTCAAACCGGCGACCAGCCGTGTCTTGCTGCTGCGGAATTGGCGGGTTCTGCGGGGAGAAGTAGCCGCCTTGCAGGCCGTAGGTAACAGCTTGTGTTAACCGCTTCGTGAAGCCGGTCGGGGCCAATGACCGCACATCGTAGGCCATGCGTAAATCCTTCTACTGCAGTTGAATGGCGACGAGCGCGGCATTCCGTCCATTGTTCGGGGAGATTGTACCGGCATTAGACAAGTGTGCATAGTCAATCGAGCTAATGCGGTGCCAGTTAAACTCGTAGGATAATCCTAGATTAAAGTTTGTGTGAGATCCATTAAGCGTGTCAATTCGCTGAACGTATGCTGCTCCGATGTTGGCACATACGTTCCAACGACACGTGCGCAAGCCTGCGTGCCAGTCCCAGTTGTTGCTCGTGAGTCGGTTCTCGCCCCACAACAAGGTGCCCGCATAAAAATCCAGTTGCGGGCCCAGCGCGTGTCTCGCATCGATTCCAAGTACCGGTGCGGCGCCGCCGGGGCCAAAGGCGGATCCTCCGCGTAAGTAAACGTGCGTATCCTCAGCATGGGCGCTCCGAATAAACCAAATCACGAGTATCGTGATAAACACGATGACGGCTATGTAGGCCCCGCCCCGATTACCAATTGGAAAGCGCATGCCGCACGTCCTTGTGTGCTTTAGTTATTTGGGCGGGTGGATTGTAGGCACTTCTACAACAGATACAACTACACGTGTTGGAACAGTGATTTTGATAATGCGAGAATGGCGGCGTTTCCACCACCACTCCCACAGTTTGCGTGCAATGAAGCCAAGGACGCCGCTAAGTACGCTCGATAACACGTACCCCCACAGCGTCGAGTGCATTACTGCACCGTGACGCTGACGGCGGACGGCACGGTGATGCTGACTGTCGTCGGGCCGCCGCCTGTGCCTTGCACAGTAAAGGCCTCCGATACAGCGGGCGCGCCGAGCACGTTGCCGTTACTGTCCTGGCGCGCGACAGATACGGTGTAGGTACCGTCGGGCACGGAGGGGAAGGTCACGATGGCTGAGGTATCGCCGGGACCGGGTGCGGCGGATTGCTGGGTAAGGACGTTGTTAGAAGCATCAATCAGCGAGGCAATAAGGCCTCCTGCAATGGTGCCCGCTGCAAAGTCTTGCGGCGTAAGAGTAATGGCGACTACTGCATCCATGTATAGCTCCAAAGGAAGGTTAGATTAGACAAGTCTACAGGTAAGAACCCGTGCTTAAGCCTGTGCAGTCTAACACCGTTACTGGGTACGAACGGGAAGGATTGCGCCCATCACGAGCACTTTCTCTACATTCGACGTCAGCACCTCGACCACAATGTCGTAATCCACCCCGTCGAGCCCGTCTTTAACCGGCACAAACACGACCTTGTTGGTCGCATCGAAACTGGCCGGGCCGTTAAAAATGTTGGTAGGTGTCGGATCACCCCCAGTATGGTTGCTGTAGTCCACGCGCACGGTAACAATCGGCGTGCCGGTAAGTGTTTCGAGCGCAGCAAGACCTTGCGTAAAATCAAATGTCAACGGCAACTTCTCAATCGGATCTTTTTCGTCAAAACGTTGTTTAGTTGGCATGTACTCAGTCCCTTGAGAACCAATCCGAATTTCCAAAGTACGCTATGCGCTTTAACTTTGGCATCGCTGCCACAAAACCCGGAACCGGCACAAAAAGACTCGATGCCAACACGGCAGACGCGTAGCCGTTAAAGGTAATCGAACCGGCGCCAGGTATAATGGTAACCGGCGCAATCATAACAGGGGCTGCGCCCGTTAAGCCAATCGTACCGGCATTCGGCGTAATTCTCGTATCTGAAAGCGTTGAAACCGCTACGACTTGTCCGGTAATCAACAAATTACCAACACCCGGAACGAGTCGCGTATCCGCTACGCGAACAACAGGCAAGCCGGTAATCGCGATAGTGCCGGCATTCGGCGTAATCGTCGTAGCACTACCAAGCTGCGGCGCTTGGCCTGCGAGAACAATGGTACCTGCGACGGGCGTGATAACTACAGGCGCCATAACTTGCGGCGCGTTACCTGCCAGCGTAATCGAACCCGCATTAGGTACGATAACGGTTTGGCCGCCGAGCTGCGCCAGCTGTCCTGAGATCGTAATAGAGCCGGTCGCGGGAGTAATCGTTACTGCCACGCGCGTCGTTGGGATTTGCCCGGTAAGGGCTATAGCGCCCGCCGCCGGACGCAACGTTACAGACAGCAACAATGCCGGTGCCGCCCCGGACAGCGTAACGCTGCCGGTGCTGGGCGTAATGAGGATTGCCCCACCGATCTGCGGAGCTTGCCCGGTAAGGGCTATAGCGCCCGCAGCGGGCGTAATAATCGTGGGCACGAGTAGTTGCGGTACGCCCCCCGCCAGCGTAATCGAACCCGTATTAGGTATGATCAGCGTTTGGCCGCCGAGCTGTGGCGGAGCGCCGCCGAGCGCAATCGAGCCGGTCAGCGGCTGTAGAAGCGTTCCTACGATGCGCGTGGGCGCTTGGCCTGCAAGAACGAGCGCAGCACTACCCGGCTGCAGCACCGTACCTGTACTTAACTGCGCCGCTTGACCTGTGATAGCAAGTGAGGCAGCGGCGGGCTGCAACACTGCACCTACGATTCGCTGCGCAGCTTGTCCCGTTACCGCAATGGCGGCTGCCGCCGGTTGAATAGTAGTGCTTGAGATTGTCTGCGCCGTCTGTCCTACTATCGCAATCGCGCCACTCGACGGTTGCAGGAACATATCCGCCACGCGCTGCGCACTTTGTCCGGCAAACGCAATGACACCCGCCTGCGGCTGGATTAGCGTATTGCGAATCTCTGTAGGCACTTGGCCTGTGAGCGTAATGCTGCCAGCCGCAGGCGTGATGGTGGTGTTGGCCGACACCGTAACCGTCGGTGCATAGCCTGTAATCGTGATGTTACCGGCGGCGGGGGGCGCAACCGTCAGTGTTTGAATCGAAATAAGACCTGCAAGAACGAGCGCGCCCGCATTAGGTGTAATGGTCGTGTTGGTATTATTGGTAATAGCGGGCGCTTGGCCTGCAATCGAGATAGTACCGGCGCTCGGTTGTAAAATCGTGCCTGATACAACGGCGGGCGCATTACCTGCCAGCGTAATCGCGCCGGTATTAGGTACGCGAAGTACGCGAGTAACGAGGGGTGTTTTGCCTGTGATGGAGATCGCACCTGCACTAGGTGTGATCGTTGTGTTGCTCGGTATGGTGGTGGGTGTTTGCCCCGTGATCGTGATCGCGCCCGCATTTGGCGTAATCGTTGTGCCGCTCGTAGCTTCTTTGAAGAAGGCGGCGAGCGATGCGAAGTTGTTCGAACCGCCACTATTCGAGAACGTAGCCGCAATCGCTGTCAGCGCGGTGTAACGCTTACTCTCAGAAACGGCTGTATTGCTGATTGTGAAAGTCCAGCCGTTGATTCCAGCAGTAAAGCCTGTTCCCGCTGCAGGCAGGTTAAAGTTAGAAGTACACACGCCCAGCGCCGACAAGAGCCCCGGCTGAGTGTTGGGCGCGGCCGTGCCGGTTGTTACGTTGTCAGTGCCGTTGCCCAGCCCCGTTTGCAGTGCCGTTTTGTGCTGGGCGTCGTAACCAGAGGTGCCGCCGATCTCGCGGATCCAGATCGCAAGAAACCCAACCGAGACGTTAGGAGTTATCGTAACAGTAGGTGTGCCAGCCGCAGTATTGTCGAACTTGAAGTGTGCGAGCCGCTGTGTGTCACCGTTTTGATCGATCGTATCAAGCGCGGTGCCGTACGATCCATTAACACTGTCAGAACACGTGAACGATGTTGCAGTATCGACAGCGGAGCAGAACACATGGATCGAACTGCCTGGAGTAACAGCGCTCGAAAACGCCAACTGAATGTTAGCTGCATTGGCTGAGTTATTCGACGCCTGCCGCTCTTGGAGGACGCTGATAGTCATACGTCTTTTACGCCCCCTTCAGCGCCATACCGATCGAGACATAGCTCTCGGCGGCCTTTTTGGAGGTGTAGGTCATCGCTCGCGTACCCAAATTACTGCTGTACAGGTATTCGGGCTGACACGCGGGACCAACAAACGAATTCTCGATACCGCTCCAATTCGTAGTGCCGCTGTTGACCGCTGTAAATCCTGTGCCGCAGTTCGGCGAACCCACACCGCCGCCGTTCGCTGTGTTTTGATCTGTGCCGTTGAGGCAATGTCCGATTAAAATGCCTGCATTCGAGCCGCCCGCAATATTGCCTGTGGTAAGGAAATCATTTGCCGTAGTCGTTGCTGTCTGCACGCTCCCGTTCCAATCAAGCGGCGCTTGATTCGCCAGCCCCGACCACTCCATAATCAATAAACTTTGCCACTCGAGATACGGAAAAGTTGCCGTAATCGTTTGCGCCCCTCCCACTGTAATGCGCGGCATAAAAAAGGCGTACACTGACATGTTGGCGGAGGCATCGAGATCGTCTATGCGGCCCGTGGCTGAGGGGAACGTGTTGCCGAGGTTATCGGTGAAGGACACCGTGCCGCCGGGATTCGTTGCGGCATTGAAATGGCAGACAAGGATAACAAGAGAATTGCCGACCGTGATGTTACCCGGCAATGAGATTGTGCGGGTCAAACTCTGCGAGTTATCCGGCGGCGAGGCGGTATTTTGCCCCGGCCACCGGTTATCTACCTGCTGTACTAACGCGGGCTGCGCAACGACCGGCGGCAGGTTGTAGGCAATATTCCAGCCCATCACGACTAACTCCAATAGTAGGCGAACGTGCATAGCGCATCACTACGCACGCCTCCTACCTAACCCACAGACTTAAGAGGCGTGCGCCGCCTACTTAGGCCATCGTGAAGATGCCGGCCGTGGCCGGAGCAATCGTCAACGTGTTGGGGCTGGAGATCGTGAACGCGGCTGTCGACAGCGTGCAAAAGCACACCACCTTACCCGCGCCCGCGCCGGTGGAATTGCGAATGCACGCGTACTTGATGTTGTTCAGCGCGCTACCGCTCGCCGTGAACACAAGGCCCACAGTGGAGTAGGTGAACTTCATCTGCTTCGCGGATGCACCCACTGTCCACTGCGCGGTCGCAGGTACAAGGTTGCGCCCTCCTACCGCGTAGCCGCCCCGCGCGGAAATCTCACCTACTGCGGACGCAAAGGTGGAGATCGCGAGGCCTGCAAACACGGCAGACGCGCTCGCACGGTGCAATGACATTTTGTAGACGCCGGCACCGAGGGTAATCGTGCCGTTGCCCATAAAGCGCTTGGCTTTGTTAAAAGCCTTCCATGTACCAGCAGCCATGTGTCAAACCCCTTCCTTGGGTTAGGATGAAAGAAATGTATTATGCCATCGGAGGCACAGTGGTACCGGCTCCGTTCGCCGTGGCCGTCCATTTATCGCCGTCAAATAAATACCATTTGCCCGTGTCCGTTTCGAAGAACACGTCGTTTATCTTCGGGGGATTAGGTTGCGTGTTGTGGACTGGCTTCGTATCGGCCGCGAGTCCTTGCCACAACTGCGTGCTGAGCGGTCCAACTGTGATCGTCATTGCCCTAACATCCCTGTGTTAATCTAACTGAAACTCCGAGGCCGTCGCGAGCGCGGCGGCCGTATTGATAATCTCTGCGATCAACCCGTCGCCGCGTACGTCCATGTCGATATGCTCACCAATCACACGCATGAGGTCCTGGAACTCCTGCGCCTGACTGACCATCCATGGATGGCAGTAAAACACCTTGGCCCCGCATGTTACAGGAGTTACGTGCTGACCGTCGTTTTCTTTCTGCTCGTAGGCGTGGTGTGTAAATGCGTGGCGATCTTCCATCTCACGAAGGCAGCTATCGAACCCAAATACGTGGAATTTGTGATAGCCGAGCATAAGTAGGAGTGAGAATGCACGCAGGACAACCGTGCTTCCAGTCGGAACGACGTAGTAAGGCTCGTTGCGCGCGTTAAGGAGGGGGATGGAGGACTCCATGCCCGTATGCCAGAGGATAACCTGATCAAAGGGGAGGGCTTCGAGGACATTCGGGTGTACCTGGGAGGACATAAGATACCAACAGTGGTTGATCACCGGCAGCACAAAGCGCTTGTTGTGCTCGCGCGCATCAACCATTACCTGTGCGGACGGTAACAAATCGTGTTCCAATGCCCACCTGTAGGTATTATTCACGGTTACGAGCTTAGCGCCGGAGGCGCGCAATGCCTTTATCTCATCCACATAGTCATTCAACGACGGGCCGCCGGCTAGCAGGATAACTTCGCAATCATTCTGTTGGAAGGGCCGCGCCTCGCGGTAGCCGCGCTGCACGTTCGCACGCATGTTGGCAAGGCAGGTGGCTTCTGTGACATTCAACTCGCCCGTTTCCACAAACCGTTTCGCATCCTGCCAGGCGGATACGTAGAAAATGCAGCTAACGGGATTGCGGTTATTATCAAACTGCGTTTCCGTGTAGTGTGTCACGACACCAAACTGCGACAGCTTTTTGGCCCACCAGTCGGGCGGCTGCACGGTCATGTGCAATGTTTCTCCAATCATCTCCCCGCACGAGTCGTCGACGGTGGAGATCTGGAAAAACACGTGCTGCGCGGACATGAGGATGTGGTTGAGCACGGTGTCAACTTGATCGGTAGGTATGTGCTCCATTACATCGGTGCAGTAGCCGTACTTGGCTTTGTAGGGGATGGGCTGGCTTAAGTCTGCGACCGCAAAGTTAAGGACCTTTACGCCGTCCTCCGGTGTTATCTGCGTCTGCATCGCTTCGAGCACTTGTTGGTCGAGGCAGTTTGGTGCGAAGTCGAGCATCTGCACCTTATAACCCATCGCCGCGAGCATCCACGCGCCGCGCCCGGTGCCGGCGCCAAAGTCAATTATGGTCGCACGCTCTGTAGGCTTGACCACTTGCATGAACTTCGGGATGAGGTGCTCGCCGGGCGCAAAGGCGCGGTACTCGGGCTTCTCCCACATGTCCTTGTACTTCTTGCGTTCGGGATTCAACTGCGCCACTCCGATGGTAACCACGGGTGGATGCCCCACCATTCCAACTTCGCCGGCGGTTGTCATGTTTGTGTTAGGTCCCTGGAATAGTGAATACGTGCGGATAACCCTGTGTCGACGAAACGCGCCCTATTGAGCCGTACGGCAGCGAGCGCATGCACTCAAAGTCATAGTCCTTCAATATCGCCCGTGACACTTCAACAATCTTCAACAATTTCTCGTGGTTGCTTTTCTGTCCCAACACCGCCTCGCGCCGCGACTGTAGCGCGATCGTAAGGAAGTCGCGCTTGCCTTTGTACTTCAGTTTGTTAATCTGACGGGCAAGGCGCGCCGCAACCTTCTCACCTTCAAATACAGCCGCCGTCGCGTTTGTTTCAAGTGTGTAGAACAAACTCTCGAGGTGGGCGAGGAGGTCGGCGGTGTTGTGATCGTTTTTCGGGTCACTCGCCCATGCGAGGACGTTCTCAGTGAGCAGCCCCTCCGCATTGCTAAGGATTTCTCGATCCTCACGGTTAAACTGCGGTCCGCGCGCATCGTACTCCGCTCGCTGCGCGACATCGGAAAGCACGGCATACGCTTCCTGGACTTGTTTGAAATGCGCTTCCGCATAGGGCTCTTTGTTGTAATCGGGGTGGTACTGGCGCGCTTTGATACGCCACGCTTTCTTAATCTGTTCCGCTGTCGCATCGCGTGCTACACCAAGAAGCGCATAGAAGTAGGGTAGTTCCTCGTCCACGTCGTTAGTTTCCGGGTGAAAAGTTATAGAACCCGACTGCTAGGCACACGATGCCCGTCACAAGTGTAATGAGGCTGAGCCGACTTTGCAGACGTGTTTTGGCAATAATCCAAAAGAAAAATCCCAACAGCAGCATACAGGCGCCGTAGATCATGCTGGCGCCTGCATAGAGTTGAAACTGCGTTTCAAATGGCATTTTACACACTCGGCGCGTCAATCGCTTTTTCAGTGCCGTCGGGATACCGAAAGATCGCGCGATTGTTGATAAGCACGACACTCGTTGGGAATATAGGCGCGGGCTTCGGGGGCGGCTCGACTGCTTTCCAATACTTCGAAGGTGCCGTTGTTATGGGTGGCTTACCCGCTTTCTCTCGCGCCAATGCACGCTGTGTGATCGCAGCCATCACACCGGCGCTCGTCTCCGTTTCCCACTTATCAGGATCCAGTGACACGGTCGTCCTGTTCGTCGTGTAGAAACCCTTCCACACAAACTCCGCATGCGGGCGATGCATACGACAGTGGTAGCAGTAGGCGCCGCCGTAGAACCACGGGTCGGTAGCATACGTTTGCGCAATTACCCCATCCATGCGTGTTGACTTGCCGCACTCAAGGTGCACGTACTCCTCGTTGTAGGGGCGGATGTAGCCCTTAGCCAACTCTTTATCATCTAACACGAGGTACGCCTTCGCTTGGTCGGTCGGTTCGGTATCGTGGTGGCGGTGTAAATCAGAATGGGCAGGATCCGTTGTCAGCGTCATCATTACTCTCCTTTGCATCGGCTGCGGCAGCAGCCTCCATTTCCACTATGTAATCGGGTTTATGACCAAACCAACACCCCACGATGCCCGTCGCGAGGTAGTAGCTTTCGCTCGCCATGCTGCCGCGCCGATGTGGGCCACCATTGATGTTCCAAAACCACCCCGAGCAATAACAGTTCGCTTTCGTGCGCCGCGCTCGCACAGCGGGCGTAATGGGACGTTTGCCTTTAGTGGGCTTGGCACTGGGACTGCGCTTCGTACGTCGCTGTGTGCGCTTGTGCGTTCGTTTGCGGGCCATCGGTCGTCCTATACCGGCGCAGACTGGGTGTGTACTCGTACACGTAGCTGTAACAGCGCAGTGGATACGGAAAACAAACAATGGGAGGCAATTCGTACCACGCGTATGTCATCGCGCGTAAGTCACTGCCGTAATACTCCTTTGAAGATATGTAGCGCAACCACCAAACACCCAACTTCGCATTCCAAGTGTAACGCGGTTTAGGTAACAGAGGTACGCGCGGGTTCATATCAACTTTACGCGGGGTGTAGGAACGGGGGCGGCCAGGGGTTCCTGTAAAGCCACACGCTGGGTTTTTGGTAATCGAAGAAACTTAGGGAGTTCCTTAAGCACCACACGTTGTACTGCCAGTCCCATCGGTAAATTGGCCGCACTTTCGCGTTCAGACTTGCGGGCGTGTAGGACAATCTCCCTCCCCAACGGACTTAAGTCCGTCCAGTCTCGTTGCCGTTCCTCGTGCGTGAGCGGCAACAGTATCTGTAGTGCGATGCGCTTTGTCACAATTACTGAGGTGCTGTCGCATACAAATGCTGCCACGTTGGTTTCAACATACGCCGTATAACTGCAGGCAGCACGTAAATCATCGCACGCACGTAATCGCAACAGTCCTCCTGCGAACGCAGCACTGCAGAGTGGCCTTTGTAGGTAATGGGCAGCTTGCACAGCATGCACACGTTTTCAACCGGGTGGGGCATGCGCTTGTGCTCAAAGCAGGTACAGGTTTTCACGCACCCAGCTCCAGAACGAGTTGGTATCTCACTGATCCTCCGCCTTAGCCCACTCTTGCGGGTCACGCGCATCGTCGAGCAACACCGGCTTTCGCGTGTGCAACAACTGCGGTTGCAGCGGGTGCCCAAAGGACAGCACTTGCTGCCATATGCGACCTAACACGAGCAACTGCAACCGCTCCTTCCAGTTCAACCGCCAACAGAAGGTAATAATCTTCTCAGGCGTCCCGCTGTCGACGTGGGAGGGCAGCGGGCGATACTGCGGCTGGTCCTTCGCAATCGTTATGTTGACTTCGGGGAAGGTGACGGGTTCCATTGGTCGTAATACCTTTGTAAGCACGTCGTGCTACAGAAATGTCGGTTCGGAGGCAATTCCTCGAGCGCCCTAAAGCGCGGCACCTCGTAATCGGGGTGGTACTGCAACACCACTTCAATATACTGCTCGTGCATCTCGCGTTGGCACTGGTCGCAGTGAACAACCGTGTGGTAAACAATACTCATTCACAAGTCCGTGCATTTCGCGTCCTTGCGATTAAACAGCTTGGGACGCAGGGTGGATTTGGGATCAATGCCATTCATAAGCAGCAGTTTGTCGAGCACGACCGGGCGCACGACGGGCGCCGCTTGCGCGGTCTCGGACTCGTCCACGACGAGCTTGCCATCCTTCCACACTTCTTTGTAAACTTTCATTCAGATACCCTTCTTAACTAACCCGTTTGAATCGGGCAGGGCGGGGAGCGGTGACAGCACGTGCCCAAACGCATGCATGCTGTTGGCAAAATGCGCATCAGCCCATTTCTGCGTAGCTTGCACCGCACGTTCTAAATCCTCGAGTGTTGTGTCTGAAGTCATAGAACGGCCGCGCATTCGGCTAACGTAATTGTGTGCGACTGCGTGTAGGTCTCGAATTTCAATCGAGCACATCGGACACGGAGCGCTGCCGTCAAACGGGGGATCTTTTATTTCTTCCATTCCACTACCCATCCTTGCTTTGGCTAACCGCGCTGCGTATCTAACACATCCGACTTATCGGTCATCACGCACCTTGTACTTGAATGCCTCAAACTGCACACCGCGCGAGGCTGCATGACCTTCGAGGTATTGTATGTGGCGCAGCGCACGGGCCAACTCCTCATGCGCCGTGTACTTGTCGCCGATTTTTTCTAACACCAGCTCAGCCACGCTATTGGCATACGAAAAATGCAGGTCCTTTACGTCCTTTGCCTGCAACAGCTCCATACCACTAATGGTGAGATGCACGCATGGCGTATGCAACAACACACCTCGAAGGGCCCATGCATTCGTGTCGGCGCGTTGCCGTTCATTATCTAACGCAATCTTAAGCAACGTCTTATCGCGCTCTAAGCGTTCGGTCGCAAAGCGAAGTCGACGCAAGACTTCTGTTTCTATATCGTTGGCTCGGCTCATAGCGTCACTTCCTGCCACGTGCGGCGACGTTTACAACAGCGACACGCGTACACAGAGAGCGTAACACCCCAGCACAGCGCGACGTTTTCGATCTCTTTATCACTATGTCCAACGATGCGGCACCATAGTTGACGCCAGAACATGCTTTATTCCCTAAACCAAACTAGTCCCACGCCTACCAACAAAACTCCCAGGATAATCATTATGCCGTATGGCAAAAAATTATCCTCCGGGCGCACGCTACACCCGCCCGCGATACCGCCTACCAGCAACGCGACACCGAACAAAGTTGTCATAACCGCGTGTAGCCAGCCTCAAACTCTGTAGCCGGCGAAAACGATTGATACCCGCCCTCATACTGCACCCAGTACCCGCCTACTTTCGGCTCGTGCTTTTTAATGTAGGCATCGCTTACTACGAAGGAGGCGTAGTAGTTGTCCTCGGGTGTAATCAACCACACCTCATCTTTGTTGGTCGAGGGATCGTGGATGTCCGCTATTTTGAGCGCCCACACTTTCTTGTGGCACTGGTAGCGCGGCAGTGGTGTCATGCAACCCTCCGCGCCAACACGAATTGGAACGGTGGGCGGATTCGGATCGCCCCGCGTGATCGCAACCATATCGCCTAGTGTTGCGTTGCCGGCTTTCGCACGGCGCTTCGCATCCTCAAACTCGCGATTCACAGGAACAGACTGCGGAGCGGGCGGGCCCCCGGCCGGGCGCGGGCTATCGCTTACTGCTTTGACATTGCTTTTGGTCGAGCCCTCTGTAAGGCCCTTGGATGCGTTCTCAAACTCGCGATTCACAGTGGGGCCTCCGGGGCAATTAGGATAGTTTATACAGACACCTGCCGTCGCTCCGCAGTACGTGCAGCAGAGAGGATCCTCACCGAGCCGTTCAATCCAACGGCGCAATTCCTCGCTCGTCATGTTGAACAGTGTTTTGATCAAACTTCACTCCATACACCGCGTGTTAGATAGCCGTGCCAACTACCGCCACCGGTAATAAGGATCGACGGCGCTACGGTAATTGTACCATCCTCGTGCTCGACCACCTCGTGTCGCTTTAGATTACCGTGCGCACCGTCTGGCAACGAGGCATTAACTGGCGAGCAGCACATCCATGCCCCCATGCAGTCGCTTTTCATGTATTCGCCCGGCTGTAGCTTGTACCACAGTGGCTCCCCGTTGTTGTGTGTCTCTTGTTCCTCGAGATCGCGTCGCCGCTTACCTAACACGATACCATCCTCCCCTCTCGTATCCATCCGTGCCAGTTGCCAATCGAGTTGACGGAGGGCAACAGGGTAGGCTTTTGTTCGTTTCGATCCCAGTCCCACGAATGTCCACCATTTGTGGCCGGCGAACGCAACGGCCGTATAGGTAGGTGTGCTATGTGGCCGCCGGGCAGTGCGCAAATCATCCATTGTTGGTTTTCGTCGTCCGTATAGAAATAGTAATCGCCCGGATCGAGATCGTACACACTAAGCGCGGCCTTCTCTCGCGGCACCAACTTCATGTTGATAGATTCCGTGTTCATATGCCATACCCGCCGGCTGCTGCGAGATCGGGGTCGACGTACTGCGTGCACAATTTCTCCAATGGTGCCAACAACTCGCCAAGGTAGTAACGTGCAAACGCAATGGACAGCTGCTCGTGGGTACGCTCGACCACCGCATGCGAACCAGTAAGTGTTTCGTTGAACACATCGGCGTCTGCCTTGTTGGTAAAGATACCAACGGGCACGAAATCATCGAACGTGACGGGGATGTACTGGTATGCTACGTGGTAGCTAGGCGAGTGTGAAGCTTTCATGGACACTTCCTTGTGCTAGCTGCCAGCGCTCGGCTTCGCAATAGTGCGCACTCGTAAAGAACCCGTTGCAATAGCCGCAATAGTGCATTACAGGGTGGCTATGCGTGCGACCTAACCCAACCGGCGCATCGCATGCCGAGCATTCAAACGCCGTGTCACACAAACACACATTTAATGGATAGGAGGAATAGGCAATCACGTCCTCATCCCACACAGATGCCGGCTTTCCTACTGCCAGCGGCACAATGGTCGCAACGCCTGCGCCAAAAGCTAACTTAAACAGGTCGCGTCGATTCACTGCGCAATCTCCTTTGTTAACTCACGCGCGTATGCTTCAAGGTGCGGTGCGGAGTACTGCACTGATAATTGTCTTTCTTTGCAGTGCCTAACCTGCTCCATAATAGATTCCACTTTGCCGGTTGGCAAGTGGTCGCGCATGAGTAGGTAAAGGAACTGTGTTAGACGTTCGTTCATTGCGGTTGTGCCCCCATAAGATATGCCGTGTGTACGATGTTGTGTTGTGCATCGGCCTCAGCTTCAGCCTTACGTTGCGCTTCCTGCAAGCGTTTGTCCACGCCATAGTACTCAAGCAACCCACGGGCGCCTGGGCGCAGGAAGAGGAACGTTAACAACTGCGTAAAGGCGTCCACCTGGTCGTCGTGCTTCGCCTTCGGGAAGTTATAGAGCTCCTTGAGGAATATCGGCACCCATGCTTCGGGCTGGCCGGTCTCAGGATCCAGCGGAAAGAACACGCGATTCGCTTCCCAGTACGGCGTAAGTGGCCGGGCGCGAGCGGGCTTGTCGATGTTAGTTTCAATCGGGACGACGGGGAACTTGCCATCGTTTTGGTATTCCTGTATTAGCTGCTGGCCGGAGGCTTTGTCCTCGATCAACAGTGCGCTTGGGTTAACGACGAGCGAGGTAAGTGCGACCTGTTCCTTAAGCTGCGTGTACCGCCACTTGTCGCGGATCACGTTGTTGATAAACACACCGCGATCAAACTCCCATGCCTCGAGCAATACGGAGTAATCGTTTTCCTCTTTGTCTTTGATTGCGCTATCGATCGACAACATACGCTGTACGATGACACCGACGGGCAGCTGCGAACGGTAGATAAACTGCGCGTGGCCTTTCGTAAAAATCTCACCTTGCAGCATACTGGGGCGCTGCTGGTGTTGACCTTCGAAACCGCTTTGGCCGAGGACGATGCGATCGCTATCGATGACATCCGTTGGAAAGCGCGCCTCGAACATGAGGCCATTTGTAACGGGCGTTTCAACTTTGGTCTTGTGATCAACAAAACCCCAGTGTGCGCCAACCGCAGTACCTTGCTCGTCGAGTGTTTTGTAGTATTTGCGCGGGTCCGTCCACCCGAGTGTCGTCGTGTGGCGCGTGTCTTCCTCTTCCTGCTCCCACATCTGCGGGATCTTAAGCAGCTCCCATGTAGCGAGGCCGTCACGCTCTAACACATGGCCCGGTAGATCATCCTCACGCAGCCGTTGCCCGATAATGCAGCGAGTGCTAGTCGAGGGATCGGCCACGCGGTTCCAAAACGCGTTATCCCACCACCGGTTAACTTTGTCGACTTCGGGCTGTTGGAACGCCTTACGAGCATCCAAAGCATCGTCAACAAAGAGGCCCATAAATCGATGGCCAGTGACACCGGCTCCGGTAGTGAGTGCGAGGCGCTCACCGGTTTTCGTATTGCGGTAGTACAGCTTCTCGTTCTGGTCACGCGAGAACTTCCACTGTATGTCAAAAGTTTCCTTGTACCACTTTGATTCGAGCACCATGCGGCACTTACCGCTGTCGCGCGACTCGATGCCGGGGACCCCTGATGCAAAGCAACCGCGATACCACGGCTTCCACGTCCACATCCACGGCACGAGGCAGATACTAACAATAGTCGACTTCATGCTGCCGGGGGGCACGTTGATGATTAGGTTGCGCTTACCTAACGTGCCTTGCATGAGGGCTTGCACGTGCTCGCAAATAACATCGAGGTGCCAGTTCCAAATAAGCGGGGTGGCCGGCTCGATTATTTTCCAAGCCTCCTTTACAAACAACGCGAAATTGCGCCGCATGCGCTCCGCTGACACCCTGTACAGCGGCGGCAGGTGCACGTTGTGTTGGCGCGCTACGTGCAAAGGCGGCGGCGGGGGCCGGTTTAAGGCAACACGTTCCATGTGTTAGGTATACGTTATCTAATTAAATTCACAATAGCCCATTGCCAGTACGCCTCTAGCGCGGTGTTACCATATCCTCGGTGTAGGTAAGCGGGCGCAACGCAGACCCACTGCCCGCCCACACGCGATATGTGCGGACGGCGCGCGTTCACATGCGCAGCGAGTCTGGAAACCCGTCCTTGCGCACGCGCTCAACGACACGCCATACAAGGAGCGCATGTTCCGTGCTCATGCTGTCCACCGCGTCCGGCCACTGTCTACGCTCACTCATCGAGTACAACGCCTCAGACAGCGCGCGCTGGTTAATATCGGGTAGTGGTTGTTCTTTGATATAGTTAAGGAGTTCGCTCATGTTTGATTTCCCCTGTTCGCGGTTGCTATCTAATCGTTGTTTGAACGCTTCGTCGTACCACAACATGTTGTCATTGTGTGCGCGCGCATGCTTTGCATTTGGCTCATCACAAAACAAGATAGTCGCATTGTGACAATGCCGCTCGATCCACGCACGACGCAGTAACCAAAAACACCCGAGGAACCCGCTGCCGGGTATCGGGAAATACCACTTAACCCGCAGCAAGTCATAACTACACCACGCAAAGAACACGTCAGCAATACCAAAGCCTGCAATCGCCGTCCACCATACTTTATCCATGTACGTTCTCCGGAGCGGGTAATGCAACAAACTCGCCGGGCAGTGCTTGCAACGGCGCCTCTTGTGGTAACGCCTTGGCGATGATGACTTCGAGCCAACCGAGTTCCTCATCCGTTAACCGACTGAGATCGAGATTGTTGAGTGTGACACCGACCGGGCCTGTGTCCACTTTGATGTTCTTGTTGGTTGTTTCCAGTCCCAGCAATTTGTGCTTGCGCTCGAGGACATTGAGGATCACGGTCGCGTTTTTAGTGATGTCCCGGTCCTTCCAGTGCGACACGAGTAACGCGTCTAACCGGGCCAACTCGATATTACGCCACTCCGCTTGTGTGTGCTCTGTGTGTTTCTCGATATCGGCACTGTACTCGCGCAACAGTTCGTAGACGCGGTTGGCGGTTAACTGCAATACGTCGGCTATGTAGGTAACCGGATGGCCCTCAAGTCGCAGGTCCCACGCTTGTTGGCGGCGCTCCGCCACAGTCAACTCGCGACGAGGCTTTAACACCGGCTGCTCGTAGGGGGTCGCTACGTTTAATTTGATCCTTGGTGTTGGTGTGGGGGGATTGTTTCCCCGACCAACCTTGGCTCGCGGGCGCCCGGCGCGGGGCGACAAACCAGCATCCTTTGCCATTGTCTACCTACAGTTATAATCTTGGTGCATCCCCTAGATAGCGGGCGAGTATACGCGCAGTGTGCGTCAAAAGCCTAGTAGCCTAACTCACGCTTTAAATTTCTCGCTGCGTTACCAAAGACCTTTACAACCTCCGCGCGCCCCTCACCCGACAAACACACGCACAAACACGGCATTTCATGTCCATTCGGGAATAAGCGCGAGGGCGGTAGTTTTTTCTCACCTGTGCCTTTGCACATGCACTGTGGATCAGGTGTGTTGATTACCTTATAACGCGGGTACTTCGCTTTAAGACGTTCCACAATGTTATTCATTCCGATACCTATCCCATATCGCGCGCATCGTGTAGTGACAGTAATCGCACACCACTATCTTGCACCCCGCCACACGCACCACGTTCTCATTGCCGCGCACACCCCCATGCAATCCCTTACATATCTCACACCGGTCCTTTAATCGCCTATACCACCATTGCGGCAGTATCCACAATAGGACACTATCCCATAGCGCTTGCAACTTCTGTTTAAGCACCCCGTGCGCGTCCCATTAGAATGCCACACGCGCCCACAGCGATCAATTCAAAATACGAACGCTCGATAGCTGCGTGCCAATTGGGGATTGCTTGCCATGCCTGATAGGCGAAATTACTAGCACACAACGCCGCTGCAATCCCTACGTATGCGTAGTAGCCGTAGTGTTTCATACTCGTTCCACTGCTTTTGATTTGTACTCGCGTCGATAGTGCACTTGTGCTTTTTGTGATGCGTCGTACACCGCTTTCGCAGCTTCCGCCATATGCAAAGCGAGCGTTTCCGCATGCAGCTCGTGGTCGCTTTGCGAATCCACGTGCTCTAAGAACTCGTCCATTTGTGCAACGAGCATGCCGTAATGTTGGCGTTTCATTTTATTCCTGTAAGTTTGCGTTAAGCTTCCAACGCCCGTATCCGGCGCGCAATCTTCATGCAATGTTTCTCAACCGTACTGCGCGCTAACTTTAGTCGCTGCGCGACTTCCTCGAGCGACAGCCCCTCACTACGTAGTAGATATACGGCGCGAACGGGTTTCGACAGCTTATCTAGCATAGCAATGCGGGCCGCGATCGAATCCATTGCGATCAAACAATTTTCCGGGTAATCGTATTCCAGCCGCTCGTCCTCGACCTCGCTTTCGTACTGCACCCACTTTAATTTATCGGCGCGATCAATGGCTAGGTTTTTGGCGATCCGAAATAGAAAGCCTTTCGGTTTTTCAATTACCTGCACCAACTCCTGTTGGTATGCGCGAATAAAAGTTTCCTGCGCGATATCCTCCACATCCACCCCCTGTGTGATGCAAAAGATGCAGCGCTTTAACGAGGCATGGTTTTCAATAAACGCACGAGTAACGGGCGTTACGGCTGCATTGTTACCCGCGTGTGGCATTTCTAGCAGTCAGACGAGGAATAGCCCGCATAGGTTGCAGTCGGTGGCGGATCCGTTTTGAGGAACCGAATGTAGTGTTTGATCTCTCGAATTACGCACGCCACTGAACGGTTCGAACCGTCGTAGAAAATGGACCGCGTGCCTTCCTCACCAAAAAACTCGCCCACACACCCAGAATTAAATTCAAGCTCCCACACCTTAATGCGCCGCAAATAATGAAAATCCATCCGCAATCCCCGACGGCGGAACCACGGATCTAGCGCGCAATGTCCCGCTGCGCAGGCAACCGTACCGCACTCGTTTTTCTCCCCCCACCACCCCATCTGCCAATGTTTGCGCCGCTCGTGCGGCGTTAAACGCTTAAGCACGCGAATAGCATTCTCCCACCGCTCAATTTTTTCCGTAAGCGGTAAACAATCAAACAATTTGATACGCTTTTTCATGTTGCACTCCCACTGCGGCGTTGGATGTCGGCAGCGATTTCCTTTATCGCATTACACCCGCAATCGCAATCACGCTCCAAGCCGCGCAGCGCACGACACAGGGGTGTGTGCGAGCTGAATTTAGCCGCTTGTACGAGCGCATCACGTAACGCGACAATCTCGCAAGCAGCTGTCATAGGTCCGTCTTGCACGTCGACGTACAAACGACGGGCGCGCAGCATCTGCGCTGTGTTGAGATCGCGCTCAATAACAAAGTCGCCGCCCGTGCGCGTAAGCCGTTCTCGTTGTGTCAGCATAGGAAAACTCCGATGTAGGAAGATTTTGGTATTATTGCAATTCAAAATTCGTAAACGCCACACTACTCGGCGAGCCGCCTACAGGTATTGCGTAGGTAGGCACAAACAATTCCGCATCCAACGTCAACAGCCACGACTCCCATCGTGCTTGTTTTGATTTTGGTATTACATACCACTGTGAATTGTTATCTACTACGAGTACGTAGGGTCCTTTATGCATAACCTGCGCAATCGCCGCATGGTCGCGGCGCGAATACGCTTCATTCTGCACTTTCAACTCCGTCACCGATTCGCGTGCTTCGTGTAACGCATCGAGCAGTGCTTGTACAAGGTAGCGCGGCACGGCGTTGATATCGATGAGGTGCTGTACTCGGTCGGTACTAAGATCAACCGCGCGCTGATCTACTACCGACTGCAGATTAAAAGTGGTTACGGATTTATCAAACTTTATTCGCCGATGCGGAAGGCAGCGCAATAACTGCGCCTCAATCGCTTCCTTTGCCGCGTACTCCTCATCGCCCGGCGACACATCGGCAGCAATGGCCTCACACGCGCTACACAGATGCAAGCCGTGTACAACAGCCGGGGTTAGCTCTGGGCCTGTGGCGCTGCGTACCTCAACCGCACCGCGTAATGCGTCCTCTGCCTCATCAAACAACGCCCACCCCTTCGGCCGCATGTGCGCTAAGTCGAGCGGAACCTCCATTTTCTTACCGCAGCCGTCGCATTCAAACGTTGCCACAATCGATTTGAGGGACATAGACTTTCTACTCGTATCGTGTTTTCGTGGTAAGATAAGACTTGCCCGGCAAGCAGCTGGCACGCGGCGCGTTCGCATCGCGTACCACTTGCTCCATACGTGTCTCGGTGTCGGCGGGCGAGTCCTTCGAGCACGCCTCGAGTATTCCAATACCTATAACCACTGCGGCGTACACCGCAGCCGTTTTAGTTGACATCAGTACTCGCTCCAAAACTCGATGTGGCGCAGGGTGCGCAGCGCGGCCCGATAGCGAGCACGTCGCCAGCGCTTATAGGCTTGCAGTAGGCGTTTCATGCTTCAGTTATACTCTTAGGTGTCGGTTGCGGCAGCGGAATCATCAAAAGAAACGCTGCTTTGTAGATGTTGCTAAGCGTCACGCCCGGCGGCGGATAAACGCCGTTGTCAACTGCCTTCTTAAACTGCAGCCACACGGTGCGCAATTCTATAGCTGCTTCATACTCGGCGCGCGAGGGCCAGCATTTGCCGGGACTGGAGTAAATGCCGCCATCGACTTTCATTGCCACACGGTCGCAGCGCATGCCGTTACTAAGATGCAGCCACTTGCGACCAACCTTCGTTATCGTAACGTCCTGCGGCAGACCACTACGCACAAGGGAATTGGGTACAAACAGCACTGTGTCTCCGACGTTCATGTTGTTGTCCTTACTTGAGTTTGAATTCGTAGCCAATCGTAATCGTGGTCGTTTCGCGCGGGCCGCAAAGGCCACCCGCACACGAGTTGGAGTAATCGTCGCTCCAACTACCGTCCGGATGCACCGTGTGTTGCTGACGAAAACCGCCGGGGGAAATGTTGTAGTGTTCGCCGAGATCGACAAATACGTGCTTGTACTTCCATTCCGCCGTAACACCTACCAACTCCGCACCGAAGTGGGTTTGGTTACCTCCGAAGTGTTGACCAATGTGACTGATGTGCTGTACTTCGGGGCGGATAGTGTTAGGTTCTAACCGCTCACATACGGCACATCCTGGCAGCACTGCGGCTGCTGAGATGAGGGCGAGCACCGTGGATTTCATGTTTTGGTATTAACTCCGATTATTGTTTAGGAATGGGCGAGACGGTGTAGGGAATCTTGCGCTTATCAAGCAGCTGCATGTGCGCCAGTGCAGCTTTAGCATTGCGGTGTGTGCGCACGATGTCGCCGCACTTGATAGTAAGAGAAAACGGCTCGCACTTAACTAGGGCCGCTTCATTAAAACAAACAAGGTTGCCGTAGCCGTAGAATTTAACAAGGTACTGTGCTGTCGTTTTGGCATCGGGATTCGCGCGACGGGCGCGCACTTGTCCTTGCGCACCGGCTTTGATCTCAGGCACATCCTCGCGCGGCGTAACGACGCGCACGGTGTTACCTTTCTCGAACTGGTAAAACGATTTCATGTAGCAGCCCTCTTGCATTTAAGCGGCGCGCACTTGGGCTCTTTGCGCGGCTCGGTTGCGTCCGGCGTTACGGTGTATTTGATCTGCTTACGATCGAGCATCATTGTGTGCCCGAGCGCAGCGTCTGCGCTCTCAAACGAGCGGACGGCATCACCGTATTTAATTAGAATGGCCATACTGCTCACCGTGTTGGTTTGGGATAGAGCTTCACAGTTTCCGCAAGCGCGTGAGGCCTGAGGATGTTCGCAATACGACACGCAGCGCGAAAGGCGGCCGTGGCGAGTCCTGCGAACGTACCCGAGCACACGGAGTAATACACATCCTCGGCCTCATCCGCGTTTTGGATAACGAGTTGGTGTTTGTCCTTAGCGCGCTTCGCTACGATGTAGGTATGCGATTCGAGCGGGCGATCATTTTCCTCGCCCATTTGCACCGCGTTCTCTGCGTCCTCGTACGCTCCCATCTCGCACTCGGACAGTTCCTCGCACAGTGCTTTCGACAACCGAATGACGATCGGAAACATGTTGCCGGTTGGGCTTATTCGCCGCACCGAACGGGGATTGGTCCCGTCCCAATCGGCCGTAAACGCAACCTCACACACGTTTTCTAATCCGCTCGTAATGAGAGCATTGAAGGCTTTAGGACAGCGGTAGTAATAAAACTTGCGCCCGTCAAGCAAGCCTACTTTGGCCGACAAGTATTCTACTTGCGAGCTTTCGCGGTAGACACACAACGTGCCTTTGAAGTTGAACCGCTTAGGGGCGGTGCCGGGGGCATACTGGCCGCCGCGTCCCGGTATGGCTGTACTTTTCATGTTTACTCCTTTGTGTCCGCTTCGAGCACGAATTTCAGTTGCTCGAGGAGCACGCGCCGATCAGCGGCAAAGTCCGTCACCTGAGGCGCAGTGGGCTTGTACCCGAGGTCCTCGTCCGTTTTCATCAAAGACGGCGGGATCGAGAACACCGTATTCCACTTCAAGTCCCGCGCGCTCCACACGCTCGCAATAGCGTGACTTTGGGTTTTATACGAGTCCGTACGGATATCAAGCTGCACCTTGTACTCGTTGAGCGTGCCGGTTTCCTTGTAGTACACCGATTGCCCTTTACCCGTAACGGCTTTGTAGCTTGATTTCATCGCGGAACTCCGGTTTGGTTGTGAACTCGACTTGCAGATAGTATATAGACTAATTATCTAATCTGCAAGCCGAGATTTTGGTTTTAGAAATGTGGAAGAGGCAGGTGCCAGTAGTACACCGTATGCCCGCGTTTAGATTTTCCTAAACTCCAAGCTACCACCACGTGCCCTTTTTGACGATGTTTGCGCGCCGACTGCCCGTGGCACCAACCGCAAGCAATTCTGTAAGTTCTCATGTCTTACCACCCCATTTTGCCGGCGCAGATCGGCCCGATACCGCGCGCTACCGAATCCTCATCCTCGAGCTTGCGACCGCACACCCCGCAGCGCCCCACGAGCTTGCCGTAGGCACGGCTCGCTGCACCCGGATCCACTGCGATCGCCCGCAGCGTGTCCTTAATATCGCCCTCGTACATGCCGCCCGGCCGTTGCTTGCCGTAGCGCTTGCCGTGTCCGTACTCGGCACCATCTTTGACAAAAATCCACCCACGCCACTTGCCGGCCTCTTCTGCGTCGAGGACAAGGTTGTCGATGCGCACTTTAAGGCGGGTTTTCTCGAACGTGAGTGGGTCCGCGTACATGCCGGAGGGCACGTTGCGCAGGTCGACGGCGAGCAAATCAGCTTCTTCCATCGCAAGCGTCGCCGGGTTATCGCCTTGCGAGGCGATATACGCCTGCTCCGGGTCGGCTACGAAGGCGACCGGCTGGGGCAGGTTTTTGCGAACGGCTTTAATCTGCCCCTCGGAAAGGAAGCCGTTGCGCTGGAAGTACGCGGCGAGCGACTTGGCGAAGCTGTTGTCGCGCTGGTCGGCGTGCCCGATCCACTTCATTACGTCGACGTGCTGTGCAACAAATTCGGTGGCCGCTACGACCTTCTGCGGGTCCTTCAGCCACGCGCCCCCACCCGTAGCCTGGAGCTTGTGCTGATAGCCGTACTGCGGGCGCCGGGTAGTCCTTGCGGCGTACTGTGACTGGGCATCGAGGAACGACGGGCGCGCAGGCTGCGAATTTTCGAGGTACGCAAGCGCATCGGGTGACAGGTGCGACAAGTCGTTTGACATGATGCGGAACTCCGGTTTAGGTGAATACTGCTCGACTGGGAATAGTATATAGACTATCTATCTAGGATGCAAGCGGAGATTCTAGAGACATTTTACCGCCGGCAAAAGGAGGGTGCCGGTCGCGCGAAGAGGGAGCGGTTAAGCGGAGTTCCTATGCAAAGCGCATACGGCGTTAGCTTAAATCGGTTCCTCGCCACCGGCCGTCGCGGTTTGTTTGGAGGCGGATGAACGGGAGACCTCCGGGCCACTCACGACTAACGCCCCGTACTTACACACACGCCAACTGTACGCGCATTTAACCCTCGCGCGCAAAGTCATGCGCACGAATGAGGCGCGATTCGGCAATCGAAAACCTAACATCCCGACTCAACAAAATACGGGTCGATGTCGGTTCAATGCCTTTCGAAATATTGATTTGCAACACGCACGACAAGCCCGCATTCTCAGCGCGCTCGATCGCCGCCTGTAACATACGCAACTGGCGCTGCAACTCCTCGTGCGCGCCGCGTGCCTCGATCTTATCCTCTTCAAACGTACCCATGTACACCCGTTCTCCTCTAAGAAAGCTTCGTGCCCGGCGGCGGCCCCGCAAGCAGCTGCGTAACGTGTGCTTCGAGCGAATCTGCAATGCGTCGCAGAATATCGGGCATCTGTTGCATCATTTCAATTGTTAGTTCCGAGGCAATGCGCGCTCGCAAAGGAACTTCCCTAGTCGGTACAATAAACACGAGCAAGCCCGCGCACCCGAATTCCGCCCGGATGCGCTGTACGATGGGCATCGCTTCCTCATCACGACCAAACATTAGCCCACTCTCTACCTCATCCATTGCGAATCCTTTTAACTGGGTAGTAACACAATCATCTCACCACGACGACTTTAAGCACGTGTTTGAGAATCCAGGCTTTCCATTTTGGCACGAAGTCAACGACAAGAACTCTGTTCTGTCGAGTCGCAGCGTACTTAAATTCGAGAACCTGCTCCATAAGCATCGTATCGTTTATACAGTCCGACGAGGAGCGCGCGCCGATGCGTACGCAGTGTTTACCTACGTACGCCTGCGTGTAAATGTGCTGTTCCGCACCTTGCGGTTCACGCCATTGCGGGGGCAACTTATCACGAGCCGGTGTTTTCACTATTTGTAAATCCCTACGAACGTACCAAAGACACAAGAAACACGAAAATCGCCGCCACTTCCATAAACGAAAGTACCGACATAGCAGTCGTTAAATGCACAAATCCAAGCACCAGCCACGCTAGATGACAGACGAGAATAGCGCTGGCGGCAACAAGTGTCGTGGTGCTCATGTTCGAACTATACCTAAGTAATCGAGCATGAAAGATGAAGTGAAACGATGCGGTGTTAGGGAGCGCGGCTCTGGGCGCTCCCTAACACGCTGCGGCGACAGCCGCAGCGGGCCTCGCTCACAGATCGGCCTGACGCGGCCTCTTGTCGCTCCTTGCCAGTCGCTCCGCTTAGGAGAAGATTTAAGATTCATTCTCACTTTCGTTCCATTCAGGAACAGGAGGGGAGGTGGCTGGCAATCCTCGCGTATCGCTCGAATTTCAGCCAGGACTTGCCTTGAATCTAGGCGCAAAGTCGTTGGTTGTTAGTCTATGCAGTTGCATAGAATTACGGAAAAATGCCTTAAAACTTGCTTTGATGAGCAAATAGTATTTAGACTATTCCGTAC